GCTACCCCTGATGACCAAGACCAGATTTTAGGGAATGGAGATACGGTGAATATTACCACCGTCCGTACCATCTTTAGTGGTGGTCAGGCCGTCTGTTACCTCTGCGAGGTGTACGACTAATGGCAGTCCCTAAGATAAAGGTCTCTCCTGCTCTTAAGAAGAAGCTGGCAGAGATTGATGAGATGCTAGAAGACGCTGTAGAGCGTAAGATGACTGACGTGGCTAGGACGATTGTTCTGGCCTCTCCTGTAGATACAGGCGCATTTGTCAACTCTTGGTCCTTCAAGGACAACCTTGGTGGGGGTCGTAGTAAGTCCTCTTTGGGTAAGCCTACGGGGAGAGACCCCGGCTCTGAGAGAGGTAAGGCTCTTAATAACTTGGTGAACGACATCAAGAAGACTGTTGAGGTGGGTAGCCCCGGTGGTTCTGTTAAGGAAGGTATCGGCATTCAGGCTGACAACTACTACTTCATCAACCGTGCGCCTCATGCGAAAGAAGTTGATGCTCACCCTAAGCACCGAGTAGTAGACAAAGTTATCCGGCAACATGGTAGGTAGGTATGGCTAGTATATACAGAGACATTCGAGCAGCCCTAGAGACCAAGCTAAGCTCTATCTACGACATCCCAGATATTTCCTACGAGAACGTCTCCTACGACCGCACTAACGGCACTTCTTATGTAGAGACGTTCTTTGTCCCACAGTCCCGTAGACCCGCTGTACGGGGCTTAAATCCTCAGCAGAGGTATGGTGGAGTATTCACCGTAGTCTGTTATGCACCAGAGGGCAATGGTCCCGGTGCAGCAGACGAAATTGCAGACAAGGTATTAGAAGCCTTTGAAGCAACCACAGATGTCTCTTATACCAACACCCAAGGTGAGACTTTTGTTGTGTCTATCGACTATGCCGAACGAGAAGGTGGCGGGTTAGACACTCCGTTTTATTATGTCCCGGTAAACATCGGGTTCTATATTTATAACTAAGGAGGAAGCAAATGGCTTTCGCACAAGGTTCTCGTTCACAGCTTGCTCTTGGCGCTCAAAGTGCTTTTGGCACAGCAGTTACTGTAGACATCAATCTCCCATTTACTAGCCACTCTCTGAACCTGTCTAAGGACCGTGTACAGGGTAACGACATTCAGCCAGACCGTATGGGTCGAGTTGACCGCCACGGCAATAAGACGGTAGCTGGTGACATTGCTGTAGACCTTCGTAACGGCACTTACGACTCTTTGATCCAGTCTGCCCTGATGACCAGCGATTCGCTGTCAAGCGGTGCTAGTATTGGCACTACGCCTTCTTACTTCACTATTGAAGACCAGTTTAAGGACATCAACAAAGCTCGTAAGTTTACGGGCATGACTGTTTCTACTATGGGGGTGTCTATTGCACCTAATCAAATGGTGACTGCTACCTTTGGCATGGTAGGCAAAGATATGTCTCTTGAGAACTCTGCTACTGACGTACCTGTTGACGACTCAGAGCCAGTGCCTTATGATTCCTACAGTGGTACTATCTCTGTTGGTGGCTCTGCCGTTTCTATTGTAACCAGTCTTGACTTTACCTTGACAAACTCCTTTGCTCCTACTTTTGTAGTAGGCAGCGACTCTGCCCCACAGCTTGAGTTTGGTAAGGCAGTTCTGGAAGGCACTCTGACCGCCTACGTCGAGGACTTGACCACACTTGAGAACTTGTTTGTTAGCGAAGTAGAAAGCTCTATTTCTGCACAGGTTGGTGACGGTACTAACACCATGACGTTCCTTATCCCACGGGTTAAGTTTAACTCTGGTGACATTCCGGTAGATGGCCCTAACTCCCGTATCATCAACCTTTCCTTCGTGGGTCTTTACGAGAGCGCAGTCAACGACACTCTCTTTAAGATCACTACGACATAAGAATCCCTTGGCCAAGGGGAGAGAGGTGAGCTTGTCGGGTGGCTCCCTCTCTCATTCATTTTCCCACCTGACCCTATAAAGGAACCCGACTATGGACTTGAAGAACCTTACCCCGACTTCTGATACAATCGAAGTTATTCTGGTACATCCAAACACTCTTGAGCCTCTGATGAACGAAGGCACTAAGAAGCGTGAGATGAGTATTACTCTCCATGCACCACACTCTCCCGAGTACAAGAAGCTGGTGCATGAGCAGACCGACAAGAGACTAGCACAGTTGCAGAAGAGCAAGAGAGTACAAATCTCTGCCTCTGACATAGAGAAGTCGTCTATCGACATCCTAGCTAAGGCTACAAAAGAGTGGGACATCACTTACGATGGCGAAAGTCCTAAGCTGTCGGTAGCTAAGGCACGAGAAATCTACTCAGAGTGTTTTTGGATTAAAGACCAGCTTGAAGAGGCGATTAACGAAACTCTGGATTTTACGCAAGCCTAGTTGACGAGTTGGTCGAGTATGCTGAATGGAGCTTCGACCTATCCAAGAGTCAAGATGGCACAACAAAACTAGAACATTTAGAGCAAGTAGAAAGGCAGACAGGACGTACTCCAAAGGAATTAGAAGGCCCCGACTTCCCCATTTCCCTAGAGTATCTCTGGTCTGCCTTTTTCTCTTTATCGTCTGCAAGGACATCAGGCTTCAGTGGCCCTAACCCGATAACATACCAAGAAATTAAAGCATGGAAGGAACTAACTCAGACGCCCCTATCTGCCAGAGACGTAGAGGCAGTAAAGAGGCTCGATTTAGTTTACATGAGGGTTATGAATGGCTGACCTACTTAAGATTACTGTAGACTCGTCTGATGTAGCACGAGCGCAACAAGACATCAAGGGGTTAAGAAAGTCTACTCTTGACTTGGAAAAGAGCCTTAAGCCTCTAATCCGAAGAGAGAAGGAATTTAAAAGAGCAGTAAGCGCTGTAAACGATGCTGTCCGTCTTGGTGTTGCTAGTCAGCGTCAGGCTAATATTGCACTTAAAGACTTGGCAAAGCAGTATGGCTTCACCACCAAGCAAGTGCAACGTATGAATCTTGCGCTTGTGCAGAATACTCGCAGCTTTAAGCGCTTTGGTTCTGTTGGACTACAGCAAGTAGGTTATCAGGTTGGTGACTTTGCAGTACAGCTTCAGGGCGGCACTAACGCCTTCGTAGCCTTCGGTCAGCAGGGTTCACAGCTTCTCGGCATCTTTGGCCCTATGGGTGCTATTGCTGGTGCTGTATTGGCTATCTTCACTGCCTTTGCTGCCCCACTGTCTCAGATGGAGACTGGCACTGGTGCTGCTGCTGAAGAGATGGCAAAGCTCAAGGGTGAACTTGAGCCTATTGCTACAATGGTCAAAAACCTTGGGTCTTCGCTCAAGGATGTTGCCTTTGATAGCATTGATGCTATAGCCAACAACCTGCAAAAGGTTATCTCTTACGCTGCTGCTTTTGCTGCTGTGTGGATTGGTCGTCTTGGTATTGTATACGGCATCAAGGCTGCTACTTATGCTATGACTAACTTTGGTGCTGTTAGTGTTGCTACATTTGCTCTTATTAAAAGGGCAATAATCACCACAGGCATTGGCGCTCTAGTTGTATTACTCGGAGAAGCGATCAATGTAATGCTTCAGCTTAGAGAGGCGACAGGTTCTTGGGGCAAAGCCTTTGGTCTTGTTGGGGATGTTATTAAGGCTGTCTTTGCAGAGCTACCACAAAACTTCTCCAACTTTCTTGTTGTCATAAAGCAAACCACCCTTAGATTGACAGCACTCTTTTTAGAAGCCCTTTCTGGACTGGCTGGCCACTTTAAAAGTTGGATAGCGGCAATACAAGCAAGGTTTGACCAGCTTAAAAGTTTCTTGAGCAGGCTTTGGGAAGGCATTGCTTATACCATTACAAAGTCCCTAGATGATGCTATGGATGGCGCTCTTGCTGCCATGCAGAGGGTCTTTGATTTGGCTTCCAATCTGCCCTTTGCTGCCGGGGCTGCTTTTAAGGGTCTGAGCGGATTGACTGGCGCTGCTATAAATGCATACGAACCAACTGAAGAACCTGCTAAGGATATTGAAACTTACCAGTCTCTCTTCGCTAAAAGACTTCAGGGGATGGAAGGCGGCAGCCCATTCTTAACAGGAACAGTGGCTGGTCTCAAGAAAGAG